TTCATTGCAAAATTAGAAGATCTAGAAGTCGTGGAGACTGCAAACGCAGTCCCTACACAGGAGGCTTCCGGCGACAACTAGCAGCTCTGCTAGTTGAGACTGGGTACTGGCCTCCGACCATCACATTCGAGACAGACGATCTGGCAACCTGTGTCCAGATCATCAACGAGCAGAGACGAAAAAAATAATGGCAGCATCAGTCGGAATTGAATATGACGGACTGAAGCAGGCTCTCCGTGAGATCGGCAAAATAGATCCCGCGCTTCGTCGGCAAATCACAAAAGACATCAAATACGCAGTAGATCCTTTGGTATCTGCCATCAAAGACTCAATACCTTCCTCTGCTCCGCTGACAGGACAAAAGCACAACGGACGAACTGCATGGAAGAACGAGTCAAAGAACATCGTCGTCAAAGTGGACACGCGTAAAGCGCGCAAACGCAACCTCAGCGCAGGCGCACAATTCGAGTCCGTCGGCACAGTCAAGATCACCGCCAAGGGCGCAGCTCTCTCTATGACAGACATGGCAGGACGAGGCCCGAATCAGACACGCAACAAGAACCCACTACGAGCCCGCCCGAACTTTGCAAACGATCTGACGAGCAAACTCCGAAGCCCTTCACGATTCATGTGGGCGCGCTCCGACGATTATCTGGACGAGATCACGCGTCGAGTTGATCAGATCGTAATAGAAGTCATGAACGACGCAAACAAGAGGATCGTGAAGCGCTAATGGCAATTAACCTCCCCATCATTTCTGAATGGAATCCTGCCGGCATTGACAAGGCCATCAACGACTTCAAGAAGCTAGAGACCAACGGACAGAAAGCAGCGTTCGCTATCAAGAAGGCTGCAGTTCCTGCAGGCCTCGCGATCGCAGCTCTTGGCGCTGTCGCTTTTGACGCTGTGAAAGCGTTCGCCGAAGATGACGCTGCAGCACAAAAACTCGCCACGACTCTCGGCAATGTCACTGGAGCATCAGACGCTCAGGTCAAGTCAGTTGAAGACTTCATCTCCAAAACTTCAATAGCTGCAGCAGTCGCCGACGACGAACTGCGACCAGCACTCGACTCACTCGTCCGAGGAACTGGAGATGTCACCAAAGCTCAAGACCTCCTAGGTCTCGCCCTCAATGTGTCCGCGGGAACTGGGAAAGATTTGGGGGCAGTTTCCGACGCGTTGAGCAAGGCATTTAATGGGAATCTTGGCCCACTCAAGAAACTAGATCCAGCACTCGCCGATCTGATCAAAAGCGGAGCGACCACCGACGAAGTTTTCGCAGCTCTCGGAGAAACATTCAAGGGACAGGCATCTACCGCAGCAAACACGACTCAAGGCAAGATGAAGAACCTAGGGATTCAGATGGGCGAACTCAAGGAGTCCATCGGTCAGGCCGTCATGCCACTCGCCGAAAAACTGATCCCAGCACTCCTCAAGTTCTCAACATGGGCATCCGAGAACAAAGGCTTGATCGTCACTCTCGGTCTAGTCATCGCAGGAATCGCGACAGCGATCATCGCCACGAACGCAGCTCTCGCGGTATACAACACGATCCAAGCATTGACCGCAGCACTGAACACAGCTCTCACAGCATCATTCTCGGCGCTATGGGTCGCCACTGGTGCAGTCGTGATCCTTGCGATTATCGCTGCACTTGTCGCGCTACAGGTCAAGTTCAACATCTTCGGGAAAGCGATAGACGGAATCAAAGCTGGATTCTTGATCTGGTGGGATGTTGTCAAGTTTGTGTTCGGCTCAATCAAAGCAGGATTCGGCGAACTCAAAGATCTAGCGGTCAAGATCTTTGACGGAGTAGGCGGAGCGTTTAAGGGAGTCATCAACGCAGTCATCTCAGCAATGGAGAAAGGCTTGAACTTTGCCATCAAAGGACTGAACATCATCCTTGACGGCATTGACAAAGCAGCCGGGCCATGGGTCAATTTTGGAACGATCCCAGATGTGAAACTGCCTCGACTAGCCGAAGGCGGAATCGTTACCAGTCCGACGATCGCCATGATCGGCGAAGGCCGTGAGCCCGAAGCAGTGATCCCGTTGTCAAAGCTCGGCAGTATGGGTGGCAACACGATCAACATCACAGTCACTTCGGCAGATCCGAACGCTGTCGTCGCAGCTCTTCAACGCTATGTCCGAATGAGTGGCCCAGTGCCAGTGACCACAAGGCCACTATGAGCAATCAGAACCTCTGGAAGGTCACAGTGGACGGATACAGCCTTAACGGGTTCGTCTATTCGCTGTCCTTCTTTAACGGGAAGAAAAGATGGCTTGAGAACTATTCGCCTCAAACGCTGTCGCTCACTATTGACAACTCGACAGGTCTTGCGTCCGCTTTCTTGCCCGGATCAGAAATCAAGGTGTACAGGGACGGAGTTGGCACAAACAACAACGCTCGAAGCTTCTTCTACACTCAAGCAGTTTCCTACGATGACGGCTTCCAATACGCCTCAGGTGGTGCGACAGCAACGATCACAGCAATAGATCTCTTCGGACTGTTGTCGCGTGAGCAACTTGTCAATCAAACGCTCGGCGACCTCAACACGCTTGAGCAACTGTCGCCATACACAGCACTCATCAGCTTTACAAACGACGGGAACAGTGGTGCATATCCGACACCGAACTACACCGGATCAATCGGTGCTCGACTAACCCAAAATATGCAGACCGAACATGGTCTCATGATCAATTACGGCGACACGATCAAACTATTGGCAAGGTCACAAGTCGGAGACAGTGTCTCGACACTGTCGTTTGGCGGTACAGCATCGGCATCAGTGCTCCCGATGAACGCAGTGTTCAGGTCGGCCCTCGGCGACTCGTTCAACAATGTCGTCACAGTGGACGCTCCAGTCGGATCGTACACAGGGACTAACGCTGCATCAGTTGCGCTGTACGGCGAATGGGCAACGACCACGACACAAGTGGACGGAAGCAGTAGCCAAGTCCAAGGATGCGCCGAATATCTCTCTGCTCTCATGGGCGACCCTTTAAGTGATAATCAGGTTTACTTTGAGATCCATGTATGGGATTACGCTGTCAACCCTTCAACTCTGACATTGTTCCAGCAGTACAACGACTTCATCAGTCAGAACATAGATGTCGTCTACCGCATCCCCGGCACAGTCTCAAACACGACCTACAAATGCGTCATAGAAGGACTGCAGATCAACTCAGATCCCGAGAAAACTGAGTATGTGTTCTACCTGACTCCTGCCGCTCTGTACCGTTCATTCATCCTTGACGACGCTATTTTCGGTACTCTTGACAACAACAGACTCAGCTACGGCCTAGCAGGGTTCTAAGGAGCAAACATGGCTATCCCTACCCTCCCAACATTCACAGCCGGTCAGATTCTGACTTCAAGTGTGATGAACGATGTCTCAACACTTGGCAACTATCAAGGCCTCTTTCACATCAAGACACAGACCATCGGCAACGCAGTCTCCAGCGTGACTGTGACAAGCGCGTTCTCGTCAGACTTTGACAACTATCTCATTCAAGTTACTGGCGGAACATTCAACACCACGCTCGTCTGGGGAGTGTTTCAATTTAGTTCCGCCCACACGACGGGATATTACGGTGCTGCACAATTCATAGACACCGCAGCAGCAGTAACTAATCAGGGAACATCAAACCTTGGTCGCCTACTTGTGACTCGATCATCAACGACTACTGCTGGCGTTTCGTCTTGGGTGATTAATGTCGCCAATCCGACAAATGCTGTCCGCAAAAGTATTTGGGGACAATGCTCAGGAGGCAACATGGTCACTCACGGTGGCTATTACGACTCCACAAGCTCATTCACCCAGTTCGTATTATCACCGTCAGCCGGAACACTCACAGGCGGAACAATCCGCGTCTACGGATACAGGAACTCACTATGACAATTGATGAATATAAAGCCCTCTACCCACAAGACGAAGTATTCATTCAAGTAGACGACACCGAACGCCTCATGACAGACGAAGAGTACGAGGCATGGGTTATCAATAGCGTCTACAACATCAACAACTTGACAACATGAAAACTCTCGCAGTGATCGCAGCTCTGGCAGTAGTTCTCATGTTTGTCGTTACTGGATGCTCTGACCGCACTCGACACACCTGCGAAACTAAACCAACAGCCACAAGGTGCGACCAATGAAGAAATACACCAACTCCGAGATCAAGGCCCGACTCATCATGATCGTCGGCATCACGCTGTCGCTCACATTCGTTCTCAGTACCGCCTCTCTGATCTACGGACTTTTATTCGTCGTACAGCCGATTGACAAAGTTTCGCCCAATGACGAGAGCGCATGGTCACTACTTTCACCGATGATGTTGTTCCTCACTGGAGCACTCTCAGGAATCCTCGCCAGTAACGGCCTCAAAGACAAGGAAAAAAACGATGAGCCCTAGACCGTACACAGGCAACAAAGAAGGCAACCATCCCACACCACGCGCCGGCACAAAGCGATTCGTGGAGTTTTGTGAGTTCCTCTTCGGTGTGAAAAACATCGGCATCTATGCGAATCGTCCAATGCGATCAGGTTCATCGCTTTCAGTACACGCGACATGGCGAGCGACTGACCTCAAGGGTACGAAAGCTCAACGGAAAGCTCTTGTCGAGTTCTTGTTCACTCATCGTGTAGATCTAAACATTGAAGAGATCCACGCCTACGACGGCACTGGATGCCCTCTCACAGGTCTCACAAAGTGGGGAGCAGGCTACCGATGCGATCGTGACGCTTGGAAGGCTTGGACTGCTACACGCAACGGAGGAACGCCCGGAGCGGACTGGACTCATGTGGAGATCTCGCCACTGATGGCGGATAATCCGAAGCTCGTAGAGGAAGCGTTCGCTCGAATCTTCGCCCAATGACTTGACATCTGGTCGCTCAGTCGGTCAACTGATTGAGCCAAGAGAGCACAGCACACGCTGAGCCCCGACACTGGAGGCACATAATGCACCCGTTTAAGTTCCTAGCGTTTGTCGCTGCAGGATATTTCAGTCTCGTCGTGATCTTCGGATCAGGAGGAGAGTCACCGCCCGAGCCGACCGTCCGAGTCCCTCAGACCGTCCAGATCGTGCCATTAACGCAAGAGCAAGAAGTCGATCGTGAAGCCGAGATCCTTCAGCAGATGGCAGAGGAGAACGCGAGTATCTATGACGAGCCCGTAGAGACCTCTACGACGCTCGTACAGCTCGCCCAGATAGATCCCGACACTAAGTGTCAAGAGTGGCTACCGCTCGCCGTAGAGATGGGCTGGCCTAACAAGACCGAAGTGCTGCAGAGGCTCGGTCAGGTCATGTGGAAAGAATCGCGCTGTCAAGCGATCTCAGCGGATTCCGAATGGTTCAATGGTCATGACTACGGCCTGACTCAGATCAACCAGATCCACGAAGAATGGCTCTCCGAGATGGGCTGGACGCTTGATGACATGGCTATCCCTTCCTCGAATCTTCGCTTTGCGTTCTTACTGTGGAACAGTCGCGAAGAAGCTGGGAAGTGTGGATGGCAA